CCCATTAAAGCGTATGTAGATGTGATAATGTCGCCATTGCGGTATTCGCGAAGAATCTGCCAGATAGGCTGAGACGTAGTTCCTCGCATAGAACTAGAGCGGCCAATATACCTAATATTGACTTCAGGCTCATCGATCTTGATGAGCTTTATCTCTTGGGTTCTTACCTGCCTGACTTCCATTATTTAACTTCCTTTGATTTTTTTACAAGCTCATCAAATGTTAGTTTCTTTTTGGCAGTTTTATCAGCTCTTTTTTTGATATCAGCATATTCTTCTGAATCAGAAACAGGCCCCGCTGAAGCGTCTTGCATGGCGGCAAGCTGTCTATTTGTTACTTCCCATTGTGGTAACGCTTCCTGGGTAAATATATCTGTTTTTTCAGATGGCACACCATATTGAGTCATCACATTTATATCATTAGGAGAAATGTATCCTTTGTCTGTTTTTACAAGAGGATAATCCATCCATTGTGAAAAATTTTCTCCTCTAGGAAGAGACAGCATTTGAGCAGATTTATCTTGAGCATCAACAAGTCTTTCACTAGCTGGTACTTCCATCAAATACCAAGGGCTTTTAGCGATCATGGCATTGTAGACGTCAGCATTAACTACTGGGCCAAATCCTTTAATGTTGTTTGGCATAATTAGTCCTCTCCATCAGACTCACCATCCATTTCAGCCATGACCTTCTCGTTGTATTTTTTCTTGAGGTCTTTTAATGACTTTGGAGCTTGAGCTTTGTTTTCTTGTTTGAAAAGTTCTTCAACCATCTTGTTCTTGGACATGGCGTAGTCTTTAACCATGGCAAATAGCTTTGGATCAGCCTCAATCTTCTTGGCTTCAAGATAGCTTTCCAACATCTCTTCCATATGCTCTTGATCGTAAACACCATCATTACTCTTTGGCATTTCTTCGCCTTCTGGCTTTGCGCTCATGTCCATTTTCATTATTTACCCCCCATTAATTGCCATGCTGAATATGTTGCGCCTTGTGGCGTTAGTGCTGGTTTTAACCACTCTGGTATATTTTCTGCCGCCTGACTAATTCTATTCACTACAGCTTGAGCAGGTGTACCTTCTATTGCCCTCGCGGCTCCTCCAGCTAATGATTCTCCAGCCCTTCTAGCCGAAGTTTTACCACCCAAATATGATGCAACAGCAGCAGGAGAAGCCAAGATAGACCCTGCCGCACGACCAGCGGCCAATGCTGCCGGAGCAACACCAGCTGATCCACTCATTAATCCGAAAGCATAACCACCAGAACCAAGAAGTTCGCTGGCTCTTAATATCTTTCCAGTAGAAGTAGCTCCACCACTTGAAATTGCCTCTAAGCTTGGATCTCCAAAATATTTAGCAACATCAGCAAGATCTGCAAGCTTCATAATATTTGTGCCATGTTCGGCATCAAATCTATTTAGCTTTTCTTTCAAAATTCTCATTGATTTATTGTTTATGCCTTCGAGAGTTTTTACTGCCTTTTCTGGTGTAGCAAAATATTTAGCAACGTCTTTAAAATAGTCCCTATTCATCTTATATAAATTTCTAAGAGATTCATCTGGGCTGTTTTTAAAAGAATCAATTGCATTATAGATTTGATCTTGCAAACCTTCTTTTGCATCGCCAACAAGATTGCGAAGTATTTTATCTTCAGCGGATTGGTTAGATAATGCTAATGGGCTTTTGGTGTAATCCATAAAAGCAGACAGAGCATTGTTAATGTCCATCGCTTCTGATCCTGTAACAAAATATTCTTTTCCGGCACGAAGACTTCTTCGTTCTATTTGATTGCCAGCCTCATTAAATATTGGGCCTCTATGAGCAGCAACGTTTTCTATTTGATTTCCAGCTTGGTCAAATATCTTTTGTTGTATTTGTTTTTGAGGAGTAAAATATTTTGCAAGAATTTTTTTGGCAGCTTCACCTTGTTGTTTAACAGCTGGTATCTCTGATTTTTTTGTTCTTTCAATTAAAGCTTCTAAACCTTGTTTTAAATTTGTTATTTCAAATTGTTTTCCAGAAGAATTAAGCGCAGAACTATACGCATTGCTTAGTTGTTGTTGAACATTTTCCACCGCAGAAAAAGCTGTATCTGCTGCTACGCCGCCAAAGCCAGCAAGTCCGCCTTGAGATTCTAGGGCTTGGGCTATTTCCATATTTGTATATTTAGCGTTTGGATCTAAAGACAATCCGCTTTCTACAAGATCTCCAACAATTGTTTGGTCAACATCTTTAACTGCATTTTGTAAAGTTTTAGATGGTGCTGCGCCAGAAAGAACGCTTAAAGCTTTTCCACCAACTCTTTGTGCAATACCTTTTTGTGCGTTTTCTAAATATTCTTGAACTATTTTTTGCTGTCCAACATCGGGAACTTGTCCTTTTGGCAAAAATCCAGCGCTTGTTCTTTGTAGAATTTTAGCAGCAGTTGCTGGTTTTGCCGCCTCTTTGGCAATCTGTTTTGCAGTAGAACCACCACCAAAAAGACCGCCAGTTAATGCTGAAAGACCTCCAACAAGAGCAATGTCTCCAACGTTTGTTTCTCCTGCAGTTCCTAATTGTTGCCCTATTTTTTGACGTAAATATTCTGTCCCAGCACCAAGTATTCCAGATGTTGCTGCTGCTGTTGGAACAGCCCCGAATCCACCTGTAGCAACAGCCGCTGGTAAAGCTGTGGCAGCCGTTCCTGCTGCTGTAATGGCTCCAGAAGCTATATCTGTACCAACATCAAGAAGGTCTTTAAATGCTTCGCGTGGGTCTAAATTTGCCCAACCACTAGGATCAAGTTTTTTCCAGTCTTTTTCTCCACGCTTTTTTGCAACAATTTCATCATTTATTTGGCTTACTTCTAAATCAGGGTTTTTTTGTTGAAGGTAATTTATTTGATCTTGAGTAGATCCGCCAAAGTTTTTAACTGCGGTGCGCTGTTGCAAAGGAATATCAGCGGCTTCGTTTAATATTTTTGCGCTTTGTGTGAATTTTTTGTTGGTTGTTTGATCTCCAGATAAAAACGCATCTAATTCAGCGTCGGTCATATCTTCTGGTCTTTTAGTGGAAGATCCACCAGACAAATATGCATCCAATTCTGCGTCTGTCATTTCTTCTGGACGTTTCATTACTTACCTTCCATTTTAATTCTAGCTGCCTCTATTTTTTGTTCTCTAGTCATAGAGCTTAAATTTGTTGGCTCTTGGCCTCCGCGTTCTTGAGAGTAAATAGCTTTTTGAGCGGCAAAAAGTGGATCTGCTATTCCTTTAAATCTTATTTTTACAAGCTGCTCATGCTCTTTCATTTTCTTATCACCGGCAGCAATTAAATCATCAAGAACACCTCTTTGTCCTCTGTTTAATCCAACTGCATTTTTAAGATATGCTTCAAGCAAGCTTGGATCGTTAGAAGCCGCAGCCTCAAGAAGCTTTTTATCGGCTCCAGCCAATGCACCAAGTTTAGCAACATCCCTGTTATATCCGGTGATAATTCTTGATACGGCTCTTTTGTATTGGTCAAACTTTGCGATATCTGTTGGAATATTTCCACCAGCTTCTTCAATAAGATTTTTGGCGTCTTTTGCAGCAGATATAACTTCCGTAAGACCTGAAATTCCTTCTCCAAATTGATCGTAGTATTGTTTGTTTTGTTCAAGCTCAAGCCTTAATTTTCTATCTTCTGCACGATCTTCTTTTGCTTGCCTAAGTTCTCCTTTTCTTAAAGAAATCTCTTCAAGCCTCTGCTCTCTTGCAGCCTTTTGTTCTTCTAGTTGAGCAACATCTTTAGCTCTCATGCGAGCAACTTCAGCGGCTCCGCCACGTGCTTTAAGCACTGCTTCTTGCAATGCTTGAATTTGTTTAGATTGATTCTGTGGGCGAGCATATCCAGAAACAAGATCAGTTCCAGTCCATTGAGATGCAAGACTTAGCAATGGAGTTAAATCAAACTGTTGTGGCTTAGAACGAGCGGCTGCAAGTTGCTCTTCTGCATTCTTAATTGCCTCTGCCTGAAGTCTTTGTTGCTCTGCGTATGCTTGTAGAAGGCTTGTGCCTTGATCTTCCGCGCCTTGTGGCGGTGCGCTTCCGGCTTGAGCATTTAAATTTGTCTGAGTAGGTGGTGCTTCTTGCTGTGGCGCAACAGGAGCCTGAGCCATCAATGGTACCTGCTGTGGAGCTGCCTGCATTCCAGCAACTCCATTCATATCTACTGGCATCATTTCATCAAAGCCAGCTGGTTTTCTACCCATTAATAGATATGGATTTTGAAGCATTTTAAACCTCTTAAATTAAGCAATGCCGTATTTAGTCATTCCAAAATATGGATTCATTTGCATGGGGCTTTGTCGTTGAAGCGGACTAGCTGGCATCATGTATGTTTGTTCTTGTGTTGGCTGCATAGCAACAACTTCAGAAACATCTTTAGCTGCGCCAGTGTTTCCACCTTGAAGATTTAATTGCTGGCCAAGAGAAGCTCCGGTTAAACCTGTAGATAAAGCAGCTCCAAACGGATCAGCTTCCTTTATTTGTCCTGGCTGCATTCCAGTCCATGGTGACCAACGCATGATCTCTGCTGCCATTTTGCGCTGACGCTCTTCTTTTGGCCTATCAATAAACTCGGACTTTGCAAGACCAACTCCAGCACCAATTAGGCCTAAGGTTATCGGGTCCATCTTATTCTCCTTCTTTCTTTCCCATGTCCATCCACGGGCTTTTCTTCTTTTCTGGAAGATCTTTTTCGTTCTTTGTTTCTTTTTCCCAACGAGCCGCAATCTTGGGGTGCTGGGAATACATAAACTTCATTTGTGCTTTTGACTGAAATGGCATGTTATCACCCAAATAGTCCGCCAAGAAACCCTCTGTTTCCTGCGTTTTCTGTTGCCTGCGCACTCATAGCAGCGCCTTTTGCTTTCATTCCTTCTTGGTATTGCAATAACTTTCTCTGCTCTTGAGCAGCAAGGTTAGCAAGCTGAGTTTGAAGGTTTGTAACATCTGCGCCAGTCTGCTGACCAACATTGAATTGAGCCAACCTAGACGCAAGATCTGCGCCTTGCATACCAAGTTGTCCGCGCTCTACCGCACCAGTCTGACGCTGTTGTTGCATCATGTTAGCAACATTTTCAGCTCCACCCATAGCAAGTCTTTCAGCAGCTCCACCGCGAAGACCGCCACGCATAGCAAGCTGAGATCTAGCGCCAGCCATTGCTCCGGCCTGCTGACGAGAAGCTTGGTCCATAAGTCTAGCTTGTTCTGCGCCTTGTTTTTCTAAGGCCATGCGGTACCATGGAGATTGCTCCATTTGCTTTTGAATGTCTTCACCAGAAATGGTTCTAGCCGTTAATTGGCCACCACCAGGAAGAGATTCTATTCCTGCATACTCGCCAAGCTGTGGAGTTGGCATTTCTGTGCCATATCTTTTTGTTGTGTTGCCAGAGATGTTTCCTTTGCCCCAACCAGATATTTGTTGCTGAAGAGCTGGCATTCCGCCAGTAGCAAGTGCACCACCAGCCTGAGCTCCACCAACTGCTCCTAATGGACCAAGTAGAGAACCGGCAGCACCACCAACAAGTTGTCCTGTTGCCTTTTTCCAATTAAAAGCCATTAGATATTACCTCCGGTCATTTCAGAATATAGCCTATAATCAGGCTCAATAGTGTTTTCATTATCTGGATACATTTCAGCCAATGATTTTAGTGTGTCTTCTTTTTGCTGCTCAAGATCTTGAATAGCTTTAGGAAGATTTGGATGAAGTTCTTTTTCAAGACATTTCATCTTAATGTAGCTCATAACGTAGTTAACCGCCTCTGGTATGTCACAGATTGACGTATCATCTACGAGCTCGTTTGCATTGCGAATGTACCAGATCTGAAGAAATGATCCGGCCTCTGTCGGTGTTGGTGTGATTAATACTTTTGGCTCACCAGGAACAGAGTTTAAAATGAAGTAGCCATATTGCTGAGTTCCGCTAGGAGAGGCCTTGTCTGTTTCATAAATGCCAAACTTATTCCAATTACGAAGACGACTAAGCTTCCATACTTGCGTTCCTGATCTGTAAATGATCTGACGGATCTTTAATCCATAGATGTCTGAAGGGATATCGTATTCCTCTTCGCCAGGAACAAGAGTTAAAACACTTCTTGTTACAAAATAGTCCTCACATAGAGTAAGGATTTGACGCTCCACTTCATCGATAGCTTCATTGGCATAACCGAGAAGCTCTGTCTCTGTGATGAATGTCTCGCCTTCTAGGTCGAGATCACGAAGCACCTTTGACTTAATTTCGTTCCACGTCCAAAATTTCATCAGGTACATCTCCCAACAAGACAGCGAATAGTGGTTGCTCCAGCGGCTGTTATATCAAGCTCATTAGAATCAAACTTAGAATAATTAAGCGTAACTGCTACATTATTATAGTTGTGCATAATTATAACATCTAACGGCACAAATCCTAAGCCATGTCTGTATCTAAAATTGCTTACTGCGCTAGGTATTTCAATAGAAAAAAACTTAAAATTACCCCTGTCCAATGGATTGGCATTGCCATAGTCCATAAGTCTTTTAAAGTTCTCTTGGACATATGGATCTTCAATCTCTTTTCTAAGAAGAACGGGGAATGTCATGAATTGACCTCCCCGCTCTCAGCGGTTCTAAAGGCATTTTGAGAAGGACCAGAAATGTCATAAATAATGGAGAAATTAAGCAGATTTAGCGCCTCTCCTTGAGGTTTGCCGCGCATAACCCACTTTTGACCTAATCCGCTAACTGATTGATTTAACGGATCATTGAATACAAGAGAGTCATTTGTTCTTGTAATGATCTCATATTCTTTGGTGTATCCATCCTCTTCAAAGGAAATAAAATAGCCTACAGCCTTATCTGGCCAGTCATAGCTAGTAATATTGGTAAGGATGGCTGTCTTAGAAATGTTGTCGACTGTAACCGTCCCGATAGTATCACTTGATAGCAGGGCCACCTTAGCATTTGTGAATTTAAGGCTCTTATAGTTACAGCGAAGGCTCTTGGCTGGCATAAGGCGCTTCTCGTGGATAAGACCCTGCTTATTCCATTCAAGGCTTACGTCGCCCCAATAAACGTCTGGCTCGCCCCAGAGGATGTTGCCTTTGTATCTAATAGGCAGCAGGTTTGCCACCACGCGATTGTCGTCGTTATTGCTAACAATCTGCAGGGCCACGTTAGTATTGCTCTCACAAGTGATATTAGCCTGCGTAACGTACTTTCTAGTGGCAGACGTACCAAAGTTATAAGAAGCCGTCTCAAGCGTGTAGATAATGGTTTCATTGATCCAATTGGCTACAGAAATGTCTGGGTTTATTTTTGGATCGACATATATGCCGTCCCTGTGAACAAGGACATAACCATACTTATCGCAGCGAATCATGTCGCCATTAATAAACTCGATAGCGCAGGGAACAAAGGACGCGCCCGAGACAGTTGTGAATGTGGCGTTTTCTCTGATGCCCCAATTAAGATCTAGTACATAACATTTGCTCAAATCATTGGTATTACTATCAGGTATAGTCCACCAGACACGATTCTTTTTAGAATCATACTTACCTTGTATTTTTTTATTGTTATTATCATTTGCAACAAAAGTTTTATAAGTCTGGTCATAGTCTTGGTTTAGTTTTAATACTTTAAAACCATCTGTATAATAAACAGCATCTTTTCCAAGCCATAGCACACCGTCTAATGCTTGTACCGCACACTGACTATTAAGACATCCTGCCGTATCGCTTATGCGCTCTACTGTCATGCCGCCACGACCGAGCTCATCAAAGAAGCCGTCGACACGATAAGCGTAGTTTTTGCAAAGTATGATGACGTTATTTTTTGTAGAAGACACCGCGATGATGTCGTCATCTACGTCGACATAAAAACTTTCAGGGCAGCTGTCTGGATCGCCTTGAATAGATTGTCTAAGCCTAAAATATTCGTTTTCACAGTTTCCGTAATAGGCAATATCATTTCTGATGTGAATGCTTTTACATCTTGGTGGAGGATCGTTTGCTACAACGCCCCCGTTTGTATAAAGCTCTTCATTTGTTTCTAATGCAGCAGTATCCCACAATATGTATGTGCTTATTGCCGATAGCCAAATAAAGTATTGCTTGGTGTCTCTAGCATAATACAAGTAATTTGCCGTACCAGTTGCCGGAAACGCTGCCTTATTATCATATGCTAATATTGGCAAAGTCGAGTCTGGTAACGAGTCTGTAAACTCTGTTTCTCCATTATCTATAAAACCACAATAGAAATATGTAGTTCCATTATTTAGTGTTCTATATACATCTATTCTAACATCTAAAGGCCAATTTGTATTAGCATCATTAGTTAATACAGGAATGTTTTCAAATTTAACAGAAAATCTTATTCTGTTATAAAGTTCTTCTGAGATTGTTATGTCTACATATTCTGTAGTCCATTTGTAATACTTATTAGTATCTTTAACAAAATAAGTAACACTAGAGCTTCCAACAAGCGGGAGATCGCCAAATGTGTTTACTGCAGAGATTGGTCCTTCTGGAGATCCAATTGCAACTGTTGGATCTGTAGAACTTCCAAAATTGATAACTTCGACTGGAAGACTTGGAGTGCCAATATCTTTGAATGAAATTGAAACTCCTGCGCTATAGTTATAGCTATACACAAACTTATAAAGATAGTTTTTCCCGCCACTGGTTACAGATGTAAACGTTGTCTTAATCTGCTTTGACTTAGGATCTGTTAAATCAGAATCAAACTTTGGCAAACCAGCTTGTCTTAAAAGAGGATTGTCAGTTACCACAATTTTCATTGGATAACCAAGTGAAGTCGAGTTGCCTATGAACGTGTGGTAATTCCAATTTGCATAGGTAAACGTGTCATTTCCTGTCGCGCCAGGGAATGCAACATGCAGATCTGGTGATGGGCCTTTTATTTCAACCCATTTATCACCGATAGCAGATGAATTGTAATAATAAAGTTTATCAGCACTTTGAGCGTACAGCTTTCCTTGATAATGAAAACATGTGTTGATCCTAGAATTTGTTCCTACTCGTGGATGCTGAGAATCGTATAATACAGAGCCAGGCCTAGTAAAAACTTTGCCTTGGTCTTGATATTGATTAATTAGAAGATTATCACACTGCTTAACCTTGTTTGGCGGAGCAGACAGGTAATAATCGGTAATACCACCAGAGAAATCTTCTACTTCGACTTTCTGTGCCATAATTAAACCAAGAAGTAAGCGGTTGCACTTAGGCTGCTGTCATTTGAATATACTTTGTATTTTGTCACTGCTGTGCCTGGCTTTACATCAAGAAATAGTTGTTCGCCTGCAGCATTCTTTACCATGATAAATACATTGGCGTAGCTCTTGCCGTTAGGAACAGTCTTCTCTTGGACATATGCCCCATTAACATCTGCAACCCAGTCTGAAGACGATAATGCTTGAGTGACTACTCCGATATTGGTGCTTGGAATAACCGCGCCCACAGATCCGTCATGGACGTGATCGTTAGTTTGAGTGATGTTGTACTCGAGTGCTGGGAACCAAACCGAGCCTTTATCGCCAGTATCTGGCAGCTTTAATTTAAGACCAGTTTCGTACTGAGTAGCCATAACCTCTCCTATAATTGTCCAGCCGCCCAAGCGGCAATTAAAAAGTCCACACCGTCATGTACTTTATCGCTATCACAAGGCTGCCAATCAGCGCCTAAGTCACGTTGCCATAGATACTCTTCGCATCGATCTCGTGCGGTAGGCAGTCTGTCACTTGGGAAGATGCTTTCGTCTAATAAAACATCAATGGCTTGCTGCTGGTTGCCGTCACGGTACTTGTTATACAAGGCGGAAAACAATGCGTTGCGTGGGCTTGCATCTGAATATTTCCTGATTTCTTCATATTGCAATGGATCAAGCCCACCACCGATCATAGCCTTTAAGATCAAATCAATAGCGTCTAAATGCTTTTCAAAACCTGCTTTTTTAACGACAGGCTCCTCTGACTTTTGCCCAACATCAAAGCCAAGCATGCGCTGTAACGTCCAAACCATTGGAGGCGTCAAGAATGTACGACTAAGAGGCCCGCGCCCCATAGTCCAGCCGTTAGCTTTACCGTAGTCGTAAATCTCACGCAGGTTTTGTTTGTCACCTGTGGCGTAGAGGTACGGCCAAAGCATGATAAACATATCTTTAGAGATATCAGACTTTGATTGGCCAAGGTCATAGCATTGATGCGATTCATTGCGATACCATCGTCCTGGCTCAGCTTCGCCTTCAGCTTTGTAGATGTCAACATCTTGACACCCGCCAGCTAGTTTACACAGTGCAGTAAAGCCTAAAGAATCGCAGCCACCTTGATGCGCCCAGCCTTTATGTAGTGATTTATAAAGCTCTGCTTTAGCTTTAATCTTAGGCTCAATTTGGTCAGGAGATTGAGCGGGCTTTTTTTGACACGCCAAAGCCAGCGTCAAGATGACAATACTGGCTAGGCGTAGTTTCATGATGACCTCTTAATAAGCCCAAGTTGGTTTCGCCGCTAACTCAACGTCACCGCTTAAACAAACACCGTTTGCTGTAATTGAAGCTGTGGTAGTTGTTTGCAGCTGGTTTGAATTGATTAAAGCATAAGATTTCAAACCTGTAGAGTTTCCGCCATAAATTGCTGAAATGCTTTGTGTATATGATGCGCTCATCAAAATACCATTTACGCTTACAGTAATTGTCTGGACAGAAGCACTTGTGAAATCACCCTGTAGGTTAAACTTTAATCTCCATACTCCGTCTGCCATTTGATACGGAACAAAGACAGCTCTCAAAACTGTAAAGCCAGCTTGAGGGCAGGTTACAGTCGGCGCAATGCCACCAAAATAACCGCCAGCAAAGCCGTGTCTATATTGCATCAACCCTAACTTAGTATTTCCAGAATAATTATCAGTTGTGTCTAGTAAAGTTATATTTGCAGGTGCAATTGGGAATCCTACGGCTGCGCCACCGGAGACTTTTCTCACTCTCCAGAATATTTTTCCAGAATCAGCCGCTGCGATTGCTCCAGACCAAGTTACAGTTGTACCATTGCTTCCATTTTGTGAAAACCAACGCCCAAACCAAACATCAACATCAGTTGACGAACCGGTGACAGGAGAATAACCAACACCAACACCACCGACAGCGTTTGCCGTGTTGTATTGAAACGGTGAAAAAGCATATTGATTTGTTGGAGTAATAGCACCAGAAAGCGGAACCCAAGCATTGTTAATTTTAATTTCTATTTCTATTTTATCTGTTGCTTGAATAGCAGATTGAAACCTAATTCTTCTTGTGCGGTTTGATGTTAAGTCAGTACTTGTAAATGCTGATCCTGTTGGACCGTACCCAAATGATGAAGAATCTGTAGAATCTCCCCAAGCCGCAGTATTGTACGCATACTCCTCAACCGCTCTGTCTGCTAGGGTTGTTGTGCCGGAGGACCATTGGTCAATATCAAGCTCAAATTCAACATTAACTAGAGTTGAAGCTGTAGTAAATTCATTCCCATTCTGTTTTGTATAACTATTTTGAGCTGTAGCGTATTCACTTATGCCAAAATAAATTAATGTTTTACTTGTATTTGCTTCTGCTAAAATAACCCCACGTTTCGGGTTGCTTATGCTAGCAAGGTTCGTAACCCAAGAGCCAATGACGGCTGGGCCTGTGCCCGTTGCTGGTAGAGAATGAGTTAAATTACTTGGTAACAGTATAGACGCAGTTGATGCAGTAGGTGTACCAGCTTGAAATTGACCTACTACTTTCATTCTTGTACCTGAGCGATACCATTTGAAAGGCAAAGGATAAGTTGAAACTGTACCAAACCCCGTTAAAGTTGGAGTAAATGTATTTCCACCTGTAACAACCGCACCTTGAGCAAGTGACTGAGGCCCTACAAATAGGCTATCAATCAAGAAATCATCATCAACAGCGGCAAGTTTACGGAAACGAAGTGAATAGTAATGGCTTGCGTCACCGGCTGGGATAAAGAATCCCCTAAATTTAGTTGTGCCTGTTGGTAATTGTGCGCTAGAAGGTGAGCCAGTAGATGCGTTACCAGCTACAGAAATAGTAGCCTCATAAACACCGTTTAACGCATATTGCATAACTACAATATCGTAGCTTGTGCTAGCTGCAATATCTCCAATATCAAACTCAATAGAGATAGGCTTACCAAGATCTGCATTATCTAAAGCAAAAACTGGAGTTTCTACAAAAGCACCACTTGTCGTGTTTAAGCTGTCAATTTTGATACAGGAAGTCTGACGCAGCGGGTTAACTGTTTCGGTGCCTATCGTCATGTTTGAGGTACTAGATGCACCCCACTGAAGGTTTGCTCCACCACTAAAACTTCTATTTCCTGTGGCTGTAAATCCGTTTAAAATTGTGCCAATTGGCTTAGAGCCATCAAACCAGTCTTGTAGATAATTTCTACCTGTGCCTGTACCACTTCCGCCGATTTCTGTCTCTGTTTGCGTGTCATCTTTTTTATAAATTTTGCCGTCTTCTTTTGCGTAAACAGCAACTTTTCCACCACTTACAACCGCAGGGCCAGAGGCTTCTTCATTAAATGTCAAAAAGTTATCAATGATAGGCTCTACTAAGGTTTTGCTAGATAGTGATTCTGAGCCAGCAAGTGTCGCAAGTGTGCCAGTCGTAGGAAGTGTTACTCCAGTTACCCCCGTGGTTGTAAGAGTAAGAGCATGATCTCCAGAGCGCGTAAGAGTAGCCGCGTCGTTATTTGCAACACCCGTTCCGCCTTTGCTCGGAGCAACTGTTCCAGTTAAATTTGTTGCCGTAATATCAGCGGTTGTTGCAAGAGTTCCTGTTGTTGGCAGCGTCAAGCTTGTTGTTGCTGTTGTTGTAAGCGTAAGAGCGTGATTTCCAGATCTTGTTAATGTTGCAGAATCATCGTTTGCTACACCTGTACCGCCTTTTGATGGTGTAATAAGCGGAAGATCTGATGCTGACAAAGAAGCTGCGCTTGCAACACCGGCTGCAATTTTTACAAATCCAGACCATGCACTTGCATCTGCTCCAAGTCCACCTTTTGCAAGCGTTGTAATTGGAAGTGCTGATGCGCTTATGGAACATGTTGCATCAATTGTTTTTGCCGACAAAGTTTGAGATGAGTTTAAATCTACGGCAGTCTTCCAGGCAGAACCGCTGTACCAGTTGATTCCAGCATCAGTACCGGCTCCAGAATTGAAGTAAATCAATCCGATTGCTGTAGGTGATAATGCTGAAGATGAAACTTGAAGCTGCGCTCTAATTAATTCGCCATAAATCTGTGCCATTATTAAACTCCTACAAGCCTATAAGTTCCCGCTGGAAGCGGTGATCCAACCGTTATTCTTACATTAGTGGCAGAAGTGCCCTTAATGCTAACATACATAACTTCAAAATCGTTACTATTATCTTTAAGCTGCCAGATTGCTAGCCTTGCATCAATACCAGAAACAGTAACGTCTTTTGTCGTATCGCTGCCATTCCACGATGTATCATAATATACTCGACTTCCACCGACTTGTTTAATGGAAAGCCCAGTATCGATGTAAACGTTTGCGTCAGTTGTCAGGTAGTATGCACGACCTGGCGTAGAAGACGAAGCCGATGGCAAAGTATCTACATTCTCAAGTCTTAGGCCTTTATGCTGGCCTGCAGAGTAGATATCTTTCCATCTTTTTGAGCTATGACCAAGATCTGTGCCAGCCCACTCCGTTGTGTACGAGGCATCCGTAAATGGTCTTAAATTACTTTTTGCTTGGATAGATCCTTTTGTAGCATTCGATGTGCTTTCTAGGTCAAGGCTTTCACCAGCAGCAGTTCCGCCAATAAGTTCTTGCCCGCCAGCGCGTCCTGCTAGTAGCGCAAACTGTGTGTGTCCTGCGTCACCAGTTGTAAGACCGCTAAGTGATCCGTGAGCTATTTCTGTATCAGGCGCAGATGCAAGCCAATTACTTCCATCATAAAACAAGCTATCGCCTGGCTGTGCTGGCTGAGTTTGAGTAATGTCTCTAAATCTGATGAATCTTAGTGTAGATAAACTTTGAATTGGTATATTAACAAACTCTGTTTTTATAGAACCATAAAAAGATAGATAAATATCTTTAAATTTATAAGAAGATGAACCCAAATCATAAGCAATATCAGTTGATGGAAGAATGCTGCCGCCAGAGACAACGGAAGCGCCTGATGTAACTAAATTAATTCCTGTTCCGGAGGAAATATTGTTTGCATCAAAAATAAGATTGTCGACTGTTAGAGATGAGTCAGTGCCGCTTATGGTGACAAACGAATTTGTGACATACAGAGGACTTTGTAATCTTGTTTCGTTTCCAAGATTAATTTTTCCTGTTCCAGTGGCATAAATATTTAAGCTTTTATCTGTTCCAACAGCAGTCAATGTATTTGTGCTGATTTGACATTCGCCAGCGTTCAATATGCTGCATGATAATGAACTTGTAGTCGTAAGATTTAAAGCGTTTAAACTTACAGTTGGTGTCGCACATGCAATATTGCCGTTAGTGAACGTAAAGTCTGCGATCTGTGATCCAGATGGTAAGCTTAAGCCACTTGTAAGGTTAAGCGAGTCAGCGTAAAGATCTCCAGTGGTGCGGATATCGTTATCAAGAAAGTCTACTTCTCCAGTAGTGTCTGTGATAACGCCATTGCCCATAGTCATTGTGCCAGCGGTTACATCTCCGCCAGTTACAAGATCACTTGAGCCAAAATCAATTTCACCAGAGGTATCTGCTATAGATCCGCTGGTGATTGTCATTGTTCCTGATGTGATCTCGTCTGTCCAAACCTTTAGCCAACGTTCATCTGTTGTGCCGAGCTCTAATGCGCTATCTGTTGTTGGTCTAAAGTCATCTGTTACCTGTACATAACCTGTCTGCGGACCAGCACCGTCGCCAGAGTTGGCAGATAGCGTCATATTGGTGTTAGCAGATGCTCCACCAAATATTCTTTGACCGGCATATAAGCCAGTAATTGGTGTGCCTGTCTCATCTGCGTCATCATGTCCAATTTTTTGAACATAAAGACCAAGAGTTTGATCTTGCCATGCAGACAAAATAGACTGGCTAGACCAATCTACATCGTAGATCTTATGCCAGCTAGGAGCAGCTTCACCTTCGCGTTGCTCCCATCGATAACCAGCACTGCGGCCATCACCATCGTCATTTACGACTCGGTAATCAGCAAGAGTGTTTCCTGTCAAAGGAAGATCTGCTGGGGTTGGTACTGCTGCTTTTGCGTTTGGATAAATAACAGCGACTAGATAATCTAGCGCGCCTTGCATGTTTGTTACGTCTGGCAGATTTGGATTTGAATATCCAAAGTCAGACATGTTGTGAACAAAAGGATGCTGGTTCTGATTCCAGATTTGGAATCTATGATGGTTAAAGATCATCCTTGATCTCCTACTATCTTAAAAAAGCTCCCAAGAAGCATCCCAGGTTGCTGTGTCTTCTTTCATGTAAAGCACGCGACTGGACAGCCCGTCGTATGCATATCTTACCACAGAACATGGCGTGCCGTCTGCTGCATCGGCCCGAACAGTGTAAACATATTGCATGCGACCAGATCCATCATATTCGCAATGTTGTTTAACTAGCTCATGTGCTTGGGTTTTTAAATGGCCGGTATCCGCCATAAATCCTCCAGTTAGAAGGGGAGAAGCATGACCGTCCTAGCCATGCCCTCCCCCCGTTTTTTAGCTGTTAGTAAGCGACAGTGTGCATGATTGCGTTATGGCCTGGGGCGTTAACCTCAAGCTGCCCAAAAAGGCACATGTCGACTACGTATTTGAAGCCATCGGTTCCACGGACTTCAAAATATTCCTTACCTTCTGGGGACTTGCGCTTACGGAAGCCACCGCGAGTACGGAATACCATTGACTTAAGATCAAGGTACATAATCACGTCGTCGTCCATCTCTACGATGCCAACGAGTTTCAATGTTCCCTTAACAGAAGTGATCTCAATCTCTGTCCAGCCGTAGATCGAAGCAGATGGCTGCTTAGTAACTGCGAATGGACCTTTTTGAGTCTCAAGAAGCTTCATAACAGAGCCAAGGTGCTTAAACGACATAAGAATCGTGTTAGCATTGCCTTTAGCTTTGCGACGAACTTCAGTGTATCCATCGAACAATTTGTCGAGGATGTTGGATGCTGTAACAGCAGATCCATCAATGTTTACAGCTTGCAAAATTGGGTAAGCAAGTTTGCTAACACCGTGAACAGTTGCAGAACCACCGTTTGCAGAGCTTAAAAGAACTTCGCGAATCGATGTGAAAGATCCTGCAAGTGCACCTGGATGATAACATTTTGCTGCAGCAGAAACTGTGTAAGCAGAAACGTCAACAGCCAAACCAGCGCGAGAAGCGGAAACCGTTACAGTTCCAGTTCCAGTTGTTGCTGCGTTAACGTCAATTGCAATGACGTAAACTGTCAATGGTGCGCTGTTTGAGTCATCAAGAACAAGTTTTTGGCCAAGTTGGAAACGGTCGATGTGGTCAACTTCAAATTGACCGCCAGCCGTACCATCAGTAACCAATTGAGCAAAGTGGCTTCCAGCACCCAAAGATGTGGAGACAACTTGCTTAAAGTAATCAACCATTGCATCAACTTCTCCTGGAAGAATCTTCAGGAAAGTTGCTTCAGGAATCTTACCTTCAGCGTCCATAAGGTCGCGGTGGTTGAAAACAAGAGAAGCCCAAGCTTCTACATAGCTATCAATCGAACCACGAACATATTGTGATTGAGAGATGTCTGTGACATCTGCCAATTGACCAAACTCAACAGAAGATGCACCAGCGCCTTTGAAAGGAACGATGATCTTCGAGCCTTGCCAGCCATTGTCGATTTCGAGGTTAGAAAGGAACCAGTCACGCTTGACCAATTCTTCCATAATCATTCTGTTCGGTAGATACTCATTGAGCATCGACTGAAACGAGCTATTTACTACAGTTGCCATTTCTCACTCCTTGAGAGATTTTGTTTTTTTAATATTGATCGCTTAGTTCTCGAGCCCGCTTCTTAAGATCGTCCAACGATTTCACTGTTGGCTTTACTGCACTTGTCCCGCGACCTTGAATGTTAGGGATGACTGGCTTTTGTGAAGGCTGCACTACTTGCGACACACCAGCAGTTGTAGCAGAACCTATGGCTGGGTTAACCGCTCTCAAATGTTTGATGGCTTCACTGACGGCTACGTTTGCTGGGATGTCTTGTCCGCGAGCTGCGTATGCCTGACCAATCTGGATACAGTAATCTTTAAAAGCTTCAGGGCTACCCATTCCAGCGTTGTATGCATCAGACACAGCCTTGGCCTCTGGTTGTGAAAGCGCGATATCAAGCTCAAATGTTCGTTGCTGAACTGCAAACTGCTGCTGGCTTTGCTGCAATTGTTGGTTCTGCACCTCGTAATAACGAGCAGCTTCACGGGCTTGCTTGCTGGCTTCCCACTGAGCCTTCTGCTCAGGCGACATCTGCTCGCGTTTTACTAATTCTAAAGCATATCCTAAAATTTTATCTTTGGGAATATTAAGACCTTCAAAAAAGCTATCAAAATCATTCTCAGATACATACTTTCCAAGAATATCTAATGCTTTCTCTGTTTGAGCCATCTTTGCTTTAGTTTGTTCTAATTCTTCTTTAACAGCATGATGTTTTGGCTTAATACTCTCAAGACCATAAGCTTTTTCATAAAGATCTTTTACTTTCTTCTCAATTTCTTGATTTTTAATAAATGGACGCATCCATTCATCAATTTCATGATCTTTATCTAAAACTTTAAACTTGTAATTAGGAGCATATGCCTCAGCAGGCGTTACAACTTTGTCTGTTGTCTTTGGTCCGGCTTTTAATGCTTCTAGTCCAGTCCCAGATGGTGGCGTAGACGACTCTGCGGCAGGCGCTTCTGTGGCTACTGGTGCGGTTTCTGTTGCTGTTGCTGTGGTTTCTGTGACTGTAGACTCGACTTCCATTACATAACTCCTTCAGGGCTTTGCTGGCCCATTTGTTGCCCAGATTGGCCAAGGAGCATACCGGCTACCTCTGCAACCTGTGCTTGGTTCATTTGCTGCATAGCATCTTGCGTCATTCCCTGCTGTTGAAGCTGTTTTAGCAACCAATCTAGGGCCTGATACGGAATCCTTACACGTTTAGGTGCTTTTGTTGGATCTGTATCTGGCACATACATATCGGCAGCAACCATCGCGCCACCAGTAGGGATAAATTCAGACTGAGCAGCCTTGAGTGCAGCAGCTTCGTTAGCTTGCTTCTCTAAATGATACTGCTCGTATTGCATATATAGCTCTTGAACCTCTGGAGCCAACAATCCGAAGTCTCTTTCCTTCTTTCTTTTGGCAACTTGCTTAAGAACATACTGCGAATCATCGCTTGGAGAGATCTGCGGCATCTCGCCACGCTCAATTGCAAGGAAATCGTTCTTAACGTTACGCTCATTGATCGTAAAGTCACCAAACGCCTCTTGCCAGTTAGCAAAAGGAAACTGTGTGATGAGTTTTCCGATGTCATCGCGCTGTAAGTTAGTGCCAACATACTGCATGATGTGATTAAGCACCAAAGTCTTACCTAGCTTTGTCTCAATTGTTTCAAGTTGGTCTTCTACTTTGATTAAATGAGACAACGGAGTGGTTGTTTTAAACTCTGCGATGTTAATTATCTCTGCGCGACCAATGGCAGCGATAAGTTCGTCGCCTTCAAGGTAGAATTTGGCTAGATCTAGGTATTTTTCACAGATCTCAACAAGAAACTCACCAAACTTTTCAGCATAAATGGAGAATTTCTGTGTCTGGTTCATGCTGCGAAAAAGCATGGCCATAGGGTCTAAATTGGTCTGTTTTTCCTGATCTACGAGGTCAATCATGAGTGCGCGGTTCATTTCCTGCTCATTCATGGCTATGTATTCGTAGAATTGTTCCCCGTTCCTGCCAGGAAGAATGGTTGGCGGCTGGCCTTGGTATGTGATACCTCGCACGCCAGGAAGAAGACTACCTTGGGATACCTTTGTCCCCGATTGATATAGGATTTTATCTTCCGCAATAGTGATACCGTGAAGCGCGACCTGCGACGACGCACGATTTATTTCCGCCTGCCAAGGCCTAGCAACCTTAACAATGCTAGTGGCCCTTGCTTTAGTAGGATGTTCATCAAAACCTTTCCAAGCAATCGGGAAGATCCCAGCAGGTAGTGGCCCCTCTTCAAGGATGCCCGCTTTTGTGGTGACGTAAAAGTATCCCTCTGGATACTCTGGAGAAGGCTTAAAGTAGTATTCAAGGAGTAGAGTTTGATCTTTTTCACGTCCGTACCCATTTTTTAATGAGTCAAACACAACAAACTCTTCGGTGGATTCGGTAATGAGCTTTAGCTTATCTTCTTGGCCTTTATAGCGTTCTTTTAAGGCTTTGCTTGATTCAAGCTTCTCAATACCGATCCAGCGAGCGTCTTTCATCTGCATGCATGATGGATCTCTGAATATATTCTGACCGAAAACACGCTCAAACACAAATTCTCCAGAGAAGACTGGTTTAGCCGGATCTGCCATCGGCATACCAGCCTCGTCGACCATAGGATTTCCAAGCTCGTCTGTGACGGACTCGTATCCTTTTAGTTTTCCCTTTGTTGGATCAAAAAAGATCTTTACCGCACATTCACCGATCCCGCAGAAATCACCGCAGAGATCACGAATGAGAGCGTTTAGTTTATATTTGTTTTTTGCATCTTCCCAGACAGCTTGATTGAGCTCTGCAGACTTTTGATCTTGTAGCTCTGTTTGATTGCGAGGAACAATCGTTACGCCAGGAGCTTGATTCATAATTGCGTTTACATAGATCCTGTGAGCTCTATGAAGCCAGTTTTTCGTGATGCGCAGCTGATATGGATCAGTCGTCGTGCCGTTAACACGATTTCTTTGCCAAAGATCATTAAGACGCTTAGAATAATGTTCGCCACTAATAAGCAAGATGTTAGAGCGCATCTCACTTAAAACTTCTTTATCTAATGACTTTGCATCGTCGTGAAGTTTATTGAGCTCATCAATTTTCATGGGCTTCATCAAATGCTCTCCTTTGCTCTACGTTTAATACTTCACGCTCAAAGCCAAATGGATCGTCAATCATTAACTGAGAAAGGCGAACATCGTTCATTAGTTCTTTGTCGATAGCAGTTGGTTTTTTAACATCATATGCATCAACAAAGTTTCCTACCTCTTGGCTTTTTTCTAAGAAAAACTCGACTTCAAAATCTGTTGTTTTGATTTTGCTTACGCCAAGTTTTCGACATTCGTTTATAATACCAAGAAGTTTGTATCTTTTGCTAGTTGCCGTACATTTCGTTCCAGGCTGCGACTTCATCTCTAAAGGCTTGCCACTCATCTTTCGTCTGGTCTTCATCTAACATCTCCCCGCGACGCTGCTTGATTTGCCATTCCATGAACTTTTCTTTAGTCCATCTAGTATCAGGCACTTCTTCTCTTTCGTCATCATCAATTTTTAAATTTGGAGCAATTTTAACAAAATCCCATGGAATTAACTTTAAAACATATCTTAAAGCGTCAGTTAGATCGTCTTGGAATTTTCTGTTCTTCTCGCCAGCAGGAACAGACATTAACTCTGTGACAAGCTTACGATTATCGTAAACTCCTTCATCGATAGTTAATGCCTTGCTTGCAAAGAGTGTGTTGGTGATCTGCTCGCCACTGTTACGTTGTTTGTCGGCAGGAAGAAAAGGCTCCCCCGATCTCGCCGCAATAAGTCCAAACTCGCGAGACTGATAATCGTAACAGGCTTGTGTGATACTAATACCTTGCCTCAATTCTTGATATTTTTCAAGTATGTCGGCTGCAGTTGTTTCTTCGTGATCTCCACGCCACGTCCTTATTACTCGTCCTCTGTCCAAATCCGGTGCAACAGCCACAATAACGATAGCGCCTGCACTACGACCGCGACCACCACTACCAATGTCAATTCCGGCATAATACCTCCAGCTAGATGGAATTTTCTCAGAAGAATCCCCAAGGCATTTATCAGGATCAAACGTCAGATAACGCCTTCCCTCGTCTTTTACAAACCTTCCGTCAATCCTCTTTAAGATCTCAGACTGTGAGGTACAAAATCCTTCAGCCTCTTTGATCCTTGCGTCAGTCCACTGACTAGGTGTGCCATCGTCAAAATATTGACAGTCACGCATCGATATGCTGCGCTTCCATGCATCAGGAAACATCTCCTCAGATGTGCCAATACACTCCATGGCCCGATACCATACCTGAAGACCACGGGTTGCTGTGAAGACCTGATTAAAGAATCCCCTTGTGGCACGAAGCCTTGCTAAACACTCGTTGATGATCTCCTCTGGGGCCTCCTCATCGAATGTAATCATATGGACACTAGAGGTCTGGAGGTTAATCACCTTTTGACCATAGCTCTTGAAGTAAATACTTACACCAGAACGAAAGTGAATCGCCTGTACGTCTCCACTAGAATACTCAACATCCCAGCCGTAATTTTCGTGATCTTTCATCGCGCCACGAGGTAAAAACTCTGGAATCCATTTCTTCTCCACCTCACTCGTAGCTACGCTGTCTGATGGATAGAAATACCAGAACTGCTTAGGAGGAGTTTCCCACAGATCCTTCCACAGCTTCTTATTACATGCCCATTCAATGTTCTTTCTGATTGCTATGCTGCTCTTACCAATCTGGTTAGCAGCACAAAGAAGATTCATCCTGTTGCGAGATTCAAAAAACTCACGCGCCCATGGATACCACTTCCAACCATATAGGTGCGGTAAATCCTGCTGGAGCTCCTTAATCCTAGCCTTGATGACACTTTGCTGAAATGTAATTGGATCTAAATTCTTTGCCCTAGAAAGCTCTCTAGTTAACTCTACTGTGTCGACCGAATTATCTCGAACGCTCTTTTTCCTCGGCATGAATGACCTCATCAAGTTTGAGTTCAATATCGGGTAACTCAGGAACCTCTGGAATGTCTGGCATCATCATGCGCTGAGATGACTTTGTTACGTTCTCAAAGTCCTCAAGTAACTCACCACCAATAATCAATTCCCTTTGCTCATGGGTGATACCTTTTAAATACTTTGTCTGATCCCTCTTGGCCTTCTCTATGCGACGCTCTAATGCCTCGAGATCCTCAAGCTGCAAAGCTTGGATACTCATCCTAGCCTGCTCTACTCCAGAATCAGCATTGAGGTTTAAGTTCAGATTCTTCTGCTCAACCTGCATCCTCTGCACAATACCACCCTTCACACGCATATCAGCTAACTGCCATGCCTTGAGAACAAGTGTCGCTACCTTCGTGTCAATCTTACCTTCCTTATCTGTCATAGGAAGATTCATGATCTCAAGAAGACGCTCTGTGCCACGGTAAAGAATCTGACGCATAGCCGCGACATAACTCGTAGGCGGAGTAAATACCCAAAGCATCTTGTGATTGTTAGGCTCATAAATAGTTACCCAACCCTCCCAAGAACATGCGCCACAAATAACACTCTGCAAACTCATCTTCTTACCAGCAGCTGTAGCAGCATTATACTCGTCCCAGAATGATAACCTCACACGATCATCACGCTCATCAGGCTCGCAGTAATTTCTTAACTCACGCTCAGTCCTTAAAAGCATCCTAGGCAACTTATCCTTCACACGCTCCAATATCGGAACAAGCCTCGGAGGAATCATGTTGATTAATGCCTGCGGATTCTCAGGATCATATAAGCTACTTAATGCCTCATCAGACACCGCTTTCGGTCTACCTGGCTGCCTACCGGCCATAAAATACCCCGCTGTGTTATTTCCTTAATAACATCTAAGCAGCTTTATAAGATTTTGTGAACGTTTAAAAAATTTTAAGAAGGGGGCAATGCAATTGCATTTATTTTCCGACCCCCACCCCCCCCTGTCAGTTTTCTGACACCCTGGCTGGAAATTAGACGGTCTGCCTGCGCTCGCGTCGATTCAGCCTTTACTCAATATTGTGTGCGGTTCTATTTGTTGCGCGCTGTAATCCTCCAGTTGGGTTGCGTGTATTTCGCGGTTGAGAATTGCAATTCTGCCGCCTGATTACTCTATTGCAATTGCAATGCCAAGTCATAAGGCGTTGAATACATTGACTAACGCTATTAGTGGTGGTGTCATGATTTTATACACTCGTTCATTAAACAAGTGTTAATTGAACGCCTATATTTGTATGGTACTTAATGTGCACACATTGAACCCCTCTATAACGCTCTAAAATCGACGCTATTGCGCTGCGCTGTGGATTGAGGGTAATGGCCGCGACTTGACGCTGCGCTCTTTATACGCTATTCTTGCGAATCTTACGCGCTGCACCCATAACCAATTCACCCAAACAAACAACCCCCGTATTATTACGAGGGCTCATTGTCCAATATTTGATCTATCCTAACCCAATTCTGCTAACGCCAGTCCTACGGTCAATCGACTGTATTTCGCTCCATCGGGCGTCCTTGGCGGCAATTGCTCCATTAGCCAGTAAACTTGATCGCGCCTACTATTGAATCTATCCTTTGCCTGAACCATTAGCCGATACAGTGACTCATCATTATACAGCCACAATGATACATTCCAAGCCGTCCATGAGCGATGGCCATTGTATTCCTTAATCTCGTTGCCCATTATTTTTTCCCCCTTAGAATATTGGCGCATGATTGACATACCTTGCACTGATGCCTCAAGTACCGAACCCATCGGCCTTGATCATTTTTAGTCTCATTACAGCGCATACAACGGTACTTGAATTTTTTAGTCGATTTGTCCATTGGCTTAGTTCTATCGTCAATTACTAACGGTATTAAAATAATCATTACTTGGCCTCCTTATGTGTATCCCATCCATTCAAGTAATCATCAGAATCCCATCGGCTATTAAAGTCCCATGAGTCCCATCGGTATTCGCTTGGCTTTGACAAGTCCAAGTCATGATCGGTCACGGTGTATTCTGCCACTGGCGTTGTAATCGCATCGAACGCATGGGTTGAGTAATTGCCATTGCCGTCAGTAAACAGTGAACCAGTCATTGATCGGTGAACAATATAATTGCCGTCAACGGTATTTACTAAGAATACATTGGCGAATGGTTCATCATGGAGTTTATCTATTGTCTCATCAATCCCATAGAACTCAAGCCAATAGCGTATTGCTTCAGAATCCACGTTGAATCGTTCGCTAATCTTGGAGCGAATAGAACCATTATGAAATACATAAGTCCCGTTATGGTTCCATCCATGCGTATTATGCAATGCAGCAATGCCTTGAGTCGCGTAGCGGGTATGTATGAATATTCGCTTATAATCCATTATTTCAATTAGACCAATGATCGGGTCGGTATTCATCGACTGGATGAATAGTGGAGTCCCGTCTAATTGAATCATAAGCATCGCAAAGCCGTCCGAATTACTCATTGAGTCGCTGATGATGCGTTCAATTACTGACTGTTTATTGATTGATTGATCGACTGTAATGACTGTACACATTGATTGACTCCTTATGCCGATTGGCGTGATTGATTGAGTTTACGGTAATGACGCAATTGTTTACTGACTGGCATTGAACAGATTAAGCATTCGCTGAACAATTCATGTAAGTCACCGCCGTATGAATCGGTAAGTAATGACTTTCCTTGTTGAGTGACTTGGTAAGCATGAGCCATTGCTTCAATCGCAATATTGAGGCAAGTCAATCCATCCTTTGTATTGTGGACGTTGCCGAAACACCTGAATTCCCATGTGCCTTGCTCGTGAGCGTAAACGAATGAATATTTATTTTTAGACGATAGCAGGCCTTTAATATATTGATTCTGTGGCGCGTTCTTCCAACGTTTACGAACCGTTTTAGGTATTCTGTGAATATTCTCAATCAAATATTCAACCAATGCCAATTGGAAGCGATCGCCATAAGAATGCTTGACGCCCGGGATGCTTAGGTGAATGTGATACGAGCAATTCTCATCAATTCTATGATCGAGAGAGAATGCTGCGCGTGATGCAATGACGAATTGAGCGTAAGTCAACGCGCCAATAGTTCTGAACTCATAACCGTCGACGCTGCCGTCTTTACCGCATTCAATTTTAGGTTTGTCAATATTGCTGGACGTTGAATATTTGCGTAATTCATTGCGAACCGCGCTATCTATTTCATTCTGAAGCAATTCATTTATATCAGTTTTATAATCGCTGTAATCAAAGTCACTGCTGACTGAATCCCATACCGCCTCACGAACCTGATTCATAATTCTGTCACTAACATGATTCTCTAATGAACGCCCGATTATTTCATCGACTTGATCGCCAATTGCATCATTGGCTGCATCATGATCTATATCCTCACCGCATTCTATTGCATCGCAGCCAGTGGCTTGAGTCTCGAGCTCAAATCCACAGCGAATTATTGCGCGTCGAGCGATTGCATTAGCCTCTAAGAATTTTTTAATTGCTGGGTTCATCTTGTTTACTCCAATTAAGGCGGTATTGCCTGAACTGGACTCAGCAATGCTTATGCCAATGTGTAAGTCATTGATTACTCATTATTTACTGGCGTTATTGACTAATTATTTGACAATGTGTCTAAAAAGTTGACAGATGCCAGGTGCATGTTCTAGTAAAATCAAGCACTTACATGTTGGCACAGGCATTGCACTATTAATTGTGTGGTAATTGTTTACCACAATTAAACCAGCACAATCAGCAGGTTACGGGCCTTTACGGCCTTACCGCCGCACGCTTTCGCTCGTCCAAAATTTTCCCATTTTTTTTAACACCGAAAAAAACCCCTTATATGGCTATTCCGGATTTCAAAATCCGGTCCTGGAAAATTGAAAATCGATTTCCAGATTTCATCCCAGACAAAGACATGCCATTTAAAAGCCCTCAGCATAGCCTAGAATCGAATAAAATAGTCCGGCAATACAATGACTCCATAAACATTTAAAACGCGCCAGAATTGATTTAAACGTTCCAAAATATTGCCTACGTGGAAATGCCTATAGTTTCACCAAGATGTGCTAAACTTAGGCAACCGACAGATGGAGGCTCGCCAATGAAGACGTACCTCGTGCTGCCTGACCTGCATATCCCGTATCACTGCCCGAAGTTTCTAAAACTTGCAACGAAGCTAATCAAAGAATTAAATCCTGATGGAATTATTCAACTTGGCGATGCTCTCGATGCATTTCAAATCTCCACATACAGCAAAGATCCATCGCGAAGAAATCTTTTGGTCGACGACATCGAAGACTGGAAACAAGTTTTGAATGAATGGGCAAGGCACTTAAAGTCTGGTGCAACAATTCACCTTCTCGAAGGCAACCACGAATATAGGCTATCGCGTTACATCGCGTCACAGTGTCGAGATCTGCACGGACTTGTACCAGACTGGAAATCACTTCTCGCGATCGATCTTCGCAATAAAGCAGGCAGACACAAGTGGCATTGGCACAAATACACGAAATGGGACAGCTGCCGAATTGGTGATTGCGTCGTCATGCATGGTTTTTATTTCAACCAACACGTAGCCGCTACTTGCCTAGCGAAGTACCGCACCAATGTAATCTTCGGACACACTCACAGATTGCAATATGTTTCTGACGGTACACATTACGCCTGTTCACTTGGTCACGGCAGCAATGAACATGAAACAGCGCATCAGCCAACTCCGACAGGATGGCAGCAATGTATGGGATTGCTACACGTTGATGGCCAAGGTAAAACTAAACTAGATATTATCCAGGTACATGACGGCAAGGCGGTGGTCTATGGCAAGCAAATCAGTGTTTGATCTGAAGCGTCCACCACGTAGCGTGATGGTGTGCGGTCAGAAGGTTGCTGTGAAGGTAGTCGCATATCTCGAAGACGAAAGCGAAGAGCTCTTAGGAGCGTTCAACGGTGAAAGCAAAACAATTTACATTCTTCGCGGCACGAACTGGAAGCAAACGTTGCTTCATGAAATTTGTCACGCCATTTTATATTTCTCTGGAGCAAGCGAAGGTTTGACAATCAGCCGAGAAGAACAAATTGTTCTCGCTCTCGAGCATGGCCTCATGCCTCTTTTGCAGAAGTAGTTTTTTTCTTTTTTCCGCCTCGTTGTGGCGCTGAGAAGTAACCAAGAGATTTTAATTCATCCCGTTTTCTTTTTCCGATCGTCCAGCCAATTTCCATGCCTGGGTAATATGGCGGACACTTATCGCAACGTTCAACTTCGACGTACTTGCTTGGTTCACCATACCGCACAAAACATCCTGGACAAATGAAACCATATTCTTTCGGATCTTCTGGCCGTTCGCAGTAGACAATGTGATCGAGAGGATCTCTCCAGAGTCCAAGCTCATCACGACTGTCTTCTCGGCCACCAATCATTTTTGCGTGTACCTACAAATCGAATGGTTAAATTTCAAGTGACATTGACCAACCATGCCGTGGCGATTTTTTGCCAGACGCATAATTATATCCGTAGATGAATCGTCATGTCCATCATCTGGCCTGTGAAGTATGATTACCACGTCAGCGTCTTGCTCAATGCTTCCCGAATCTTTGATGTGAATCATGGAAGGTACTGGCGCATCTTTGCCGTTTGTTTTCTCTGCTTCACGGTTTATTTGCGCAAGACAAATAACTGGAATATCGAGATCACGACTAAGTTTTTTCATAGCGTCACTCACAAGACTTACTTGCTCTGTCTTGGTTTGACACTTCGGTACGCGCACTTGTTGAATGTAATCAACAAACACCATATCACAACGTCCTTTTGCATGCTCTGCATGTACTGTAGCAATCAACTGGTCCAGTGACCAACCACTTTTTTCATCAATGATTAAATTTAACTTCCCAAGATTGGTTATTGTTTTGTGAAGCTCTACGTTTTGAAAGTCGTTTAGCGTCCCAGTTTGTAAAGTTTTAGCTGGAATTCCAGACATCGATGAGATCATTTTTTCCATGATGTCTTCCTTGTCCATTTCGTTTGAAAAGAATAATGGCTTCTTTCCTTGCTTTAAAGCTTCAAGGCAAATGAAAGTAGCAAACGAAGTTTTACCAACAGAAGGTCGTGCTGCGATGATGTAAAGCCTTCCGCCCTTTATGCCGTGAATGGCTGCGTCTAGTTTTTCAATTCCTGTTTTAATTCTTCCAGACTCAAGTTCATCTTTGAACTGCATGCGAGTAAGTATTTTATCAATCGTAGATTCCAAGATGTCATGCATCTGACAAGAATCTTTTTGTTCAGACTTTGCTTCAACCATTTTGCTTACGACGTTTGCGATCTTTGCAATCATCTTGTCGCTATTCTCAGTTTCTTTTGCAGACAAAACTTCTTTCATCGCAGCAGACAACTCTGGCAATGCTGATTTTATTTTGTGCCACTCAACAATCTGCCTCATCATCCACTCCACATTCATCTGAACTGGAGCCTCTGTGTATAAATTCATAATCAGGTTTTGATTTTCATATCCAACGTTGTGAAAGATTATCGGCAAAGCAATCTCATCGTGCGTTGTAGAAATATCGGCAATAGCTCTTGCGATTTTAATTCTTGCTGGATCTCCAAACACTTCTGGATTCCACATTGGCTTTAAAGATTTCCAATGTTCTTTGTGATATCTCATTGCCGCACCAAGCACCATGTCGTGTAGTTCGTAGCTCATGATCTAGTTCCTTCCGATTACAGTTCTTTGTTTAATCTTGTTTCAACCCGTTGCTGAGAGGTGGCGTTTGC